AGGGCCATTGAAAGGTCTTTGTAAATCTTTCTGCATCATGCGAGTATCTTCTGCAGTTGGCTTCTCACCTTTAAATGCAGCAGTAGTACCATAGTTACCTAATAAAGTTTGTTCTGTAGCAGGGTTAGCAGATGGGTATTCTAAACCACCTGGAGATAAATCATTCTCAGACATGTTATCACCTCTAGACATATAGCCAGGAGGTGCTGTAGGCACTGTAGTTTGTATAGGTTTATTACCTACTTGATACCCTTGGAGTCCTAATGAGTCACCTTGTTGGAAAGTACTAGGAGTTACTTGATCTCTAGTAGGTTTTGAATTAGCTAAGAGTTGTTCTTGAGCTCTTGCTTGTTCAGCCTTAAGATCTTTCTCTCTTTGCATTTCTGCTTGTACTTGTGCACCAGCATCATCGATAGACTGCTCAAACTGTCTTTGTCTGAACATATTACCAATATTTACACCTGATGCAAAGCCTTCTCCAAATGATTGTGCCATAATTATATTCCTTAATTAAATAGGTAGTTTAGAGTAGTCTACAACATAACCTATACTAGTTGTATGCACTGCATGTTTATATTGAGGCATCTCAAGTAAATCTTGAGCCATAACTCCAATTGATTTAATGTAAGACCAAATGTAGTTAAAGCTATAAATTTTAATACCATTAATAGTATTAATGTGTTTAATATTAGTCTTAAGGTTTTTATCAGATCCTGGCATAATTCCCTTTACAGCAAATGGATTACCCATCATACTCATACCAACACCTGCAATAGTACCAAAGATACCACTTAGAGGACTTGCACCTTGTGATTCTGATTGTTGGCCAAGACTCATATTAGCACCAGAAGGTCCTTGTACATTACCTATTAATTGTTGTAGGTAATTACCTGCGTATTGATTACCATAGTTTTGTAGTGCTAGGTCTTGGGCACCACCTTGACCTACACCAGTAGCTGCAAAGTTTCTATTTAAGGCTTCTAATCCTGTGTCAAAACCAAATTGATACCCAGGTCGGCTTTGGATAAAGTCAGTAAGAGATACACCTTCTTTACCTGGTACATATGTAGCACCCTTTTTAAAACCTTTAAGTTGCTTACCTTTAGCATCCATATAGTATCCAGCAGTATCACCTATAGGACCTCCTAACAATAAGTCTGAAAGAAGAGCTTCGTAAGGAGCACGTTTACCTAAACCAAAGTAATCTTTAGAAGAAGATGATGAGCCTCCAGCTTTACTATCTCCACCATAGAAAGTAAAAGATTCTACTAGGTCTGTAACCCAGCTAAATAAATTAAAAAGTTTAAACATTGTTAGTTCTCCAAAGAGTATTCATATGATATATAAGTTTGTTTCCAACCATCTTGTTTTAACACTTTACCCCAACCACGTCTACCTCTAAACTCAATACAAGCACAATTATTAAGTTTAGCAAAATCAGCCATAGTATCAACTATAGGCTTTCTCCATTTGTCAAGGTTATGTCCACCAATAAAGTGGCCAGTTAAAACACGTTTAGTTGGGTAATTAAATATCTCAGTTATAGCAGCACTATTTACTTCAGTACCCTCAAAAGCAATCCATAGTTGTTGGATACCTTTGTATAATTCTTTTTCTACGTGGTCTATATTAGTTCTACCACGAGAATGGTCTACTGCTCTTTTAATAAGTCCCTTTACATGAGGGAATACTTTATCGTAATCTTCTTTAGGTACTAAGACTATTTCCATTATTCTTGAGCGTTATCCAAACGGCCATTCAAGTTAAAGTCTACTTTTTCTAAACGTAGTGGGTTGTTTCCTGTGTATAAGAACTCATAAGCTCTACGTCTAAACCTACCCAGTTGATATAAACATGGTTTTTGTAAGTTAAGGTTAACATTTCTATATTGAGACCACGTATTATAGTCATCTTCGGTATGTCTAACTTGCATGACATCATTAATCTGATCACCAAAGACTGTTAAAGCACTGCCTACTTTAAATGCAAAGGTATTAAAATCCATACGATCAGTGACAATACGCATCCTAATCGGACCGAAAGGGTCTACATAGTTAGTAGGACTTAAAGTAAACACTAAACCATTAACAGCATCTAGTACATAGAAAGAACCACTGTTAAAAGGAAACTGGGTAACAAATGAACATTCAAAGTAATCTTCACCACCACCAATAAAGTCTTTACTTGTAGTCCATACATGCCATTCATTTTCTGTTAAATCATATACAAGAGTAACATTTTGATCTGTTAGTACTAAACCATACAAAGTATGGCCTGCAATCTTATATAACCAAGAGTATGTACCTGAGAGGTCACTTGCATTTAAAAACGTCTCTACGGCCTTTGTAGATATCTTGGTGGGGGATAATCCATTAAGTATGTAAATAGCTCTACCACCTTCTACTACATTACCCATCCAAACTAATGTTTGTTCTGGGTTTTGAATTGAGTTACCATCAGCACAACCAATTTCCATGTGAGCAGATTGGTTAATAGATAGTACAGAACCTGTTGCATTACCAGCATCAAAGAAGAAGTCAGCTGTCCACTCTTTAAATGCTACAATATAGTTAAGGTGTCTAGCTAATGCTTTACCTTTGTCAGCTTCTGATTTAGCTGATGTAAAGTTTAGAGCACCCCATGCAGATGGATTCTCATTATCTGATTGCCAAATTTGACCCTGAGAGTCCATAGCAAATACATAACCATCTAAGTATACTAAGCCAGGCACAGGATTATTTGGAAAACTATTTAATGATGCAGTAGCTGCTGCTGAAGTTGTAACAGCACCTGTAATTGTAGTACTACCTACCGTTTGAGTAGGACTAACTAAATAAGTACCTCTTAAACCTTGGTTATAAAAGTTATATGTACCTGCTGCTTGTACACTAAATGTACTATTAATTGTAACTGTTTTAGTATCAGTATCTACAGCTGTAACTAATGTACCATTAGCAATACCAGTACCCGTTATAAGTTGATTAACTGCAATCCCTGTAACAGAAGATAACACCACTGTATTTGCATTCTTAGCACCACCACTAACCCATGTTGTTGTAGCTGTAGCTGTCTCAGTAGATGTTATTTGACTTACAATTTTAGTACCAGCTGATACACCAGTGCCTGTAATAGTCATACCATTATATAAAGAACCTGAACTAACTGCTGTAATAGTTAATGTTGTTGCAGCAATACTACCAGTACCACTAAAGGCTGGGTTATTAAATACCACAGTAAGTGTACCAGAATAACCAGTACCAGGGTTTGTTAAAGTAACAGCAACTACAGAACCACTAAGAGTAGTATAAGTACCTGCGGCTCCTGAGCCACCACCCGAACCTGTAATGGTAAAGGTACCACCACCTGAAGGGTAACCAGAACCACCATTGGTTAGTACTACTAAGTTTACTTGTCCATCTATTAATACAACAGTTCCAGTAGCATCCATATAATAGCCATTAACTTGGTCATGGAATACCATGTAAGGATGTGGACTAGTAGTAGCTAGAGTATTAACCCAGCTAATGTTATTAACAGCGTTTAAACCAGTCTGTTTAGTTACTCTTGTACCACCAGTTATTTGGTATAAACTACCACCAGCTACAGCATATAAATTATTATTAAAAGTCCATAAGCCTTGACCTGGATCTGGTAATGCTGGAGTTATAGTATAGTTAGCTTTACCTGGTCTTTTAATAACTAAAGTCTTACCATCAGGGTATGATTCTTTAAAACAGTTAACCATCTTAGAGTCTTTAGTAAGACTATTGGTTCTATTCTTTAAAGAATTAGCTAAAGGTACATTAACTATAGGCATTAATGAAAGTCTCTGTTAAACCCACCACGTACATCTGGTTGGAAGTAAGTAGATGTCCACTCAATATCCCAATCCATTAATTCATTTTTTAATGTTAAAGCCTTTTGTTCATAATATTGTTTATCATTAATAGTCTTTTCATAGTCAGAAGCCAACTCTGCTACTAGTGCCCATTTAAGAGCTAGGAACCATTCACTAGGAAAGTCAAAGTTCTCATTAGGTTTAGTAATGTCCATGATAGGACGTTGCACTGTAAGGTGTAACTCATAGTACTCAGAAGTATTAGCGTTAGGTGTTAAGAACACGCTAACTTCACCATAGTCTCTCCATGATTTATAGAACACGGAATTTGTAGTACCTTGAGAAGATTTACTACCTAAGATGTTATACTCTTGTTGAGATATAAGATTCATAGGTAAATCAATAAATGTATTACTAAGACTATCAACTGTTATAGTAGCAGGAGTTGTATAAGCACCACCTAATACAGTAAGTATATTACCAACTTCATAATTACCACCACTAGCTTGAAGAGCTGCATTAGTAACAACTCCACCTGAGAATGTTAAATTAAATGTAGCACCAGAACCTGTTCCACTATTTACAGATACAGACACAGGGTTAGAAGGTTGTGAGCTATAGCCAGATCCACCTGACAATATTGAAATCTTACCTACACCATTTGTAGGGGCTGTCATGTTTCTTAAGAAAGCTTGAATAACTCTTAAAGGTTTATCAGCATTTAAATCGTAGGCAGCTGATGGTCCAATAGTATAAGAAGTTTGAGTATTAACAAGAGGTAATGTATACTCAACAACAGTCCAGAGTTTAATACCTTCTGATTGCCATTTCTTTAAAATAAGATTTAAAGAAAATGATGAGTTCTCAATTGTTGTAGCTGAAGGTTGTGCACCTTCTTCTAATACTGCTAAACTACGTAGAGCAGCTTCAATAATTTGATCTCGTGTAACGGTAAAGGTAGTTGTTCCTGAAACAGCCATGATTAATCCTTAAGTTTACCTAATAGTTTTTGTACTGTCTTAGTTTCGTAGATGCGTATTGTAGTCCAAATAATAGTAAATAAAGCAGCTATTGCTGGTAATACTTGCATCATAGTTCCTACTGCTGTTGCAATAGATGCACCATCAATTACATGTTTAGTTGCATCTGTTAAGTGTTCGTGAGCCATTATAAGTCCTTGGGTTCCCAGCCGTATATCTCGGCTATTTGATATGTTAGTTTATAGAAGTTTTTGTTATGAAGCTCATATCGTTTACCCTGAAGGTATAGAATAAGATGCACCATTTCATGTGCCATTGTTTTCTCTAGGGTTTGAAGTAGACTCATCTTAGCTGAACTAATTGTAATACAATGAGGTTCAGGTTGATACTGTCCATACATAGATGGATCATCTACTACTAAAAATTCTATCTCTGAAGGTCTTGGTAACTTATACTTGTTGAAAGGTGGCAGATTACATAACATCCTATAAACTGCTTTACACGACTCAACTGTAATAAGATTCATTTTAACTTTCAAATAATGCTTTTTCGTCTAATCTTCTTGTTTGTAAACCTCTTAGTATTTTACCACCAGCACGACAATACTTAACTAACGACTCCATAGCTTTTTCTTTATTGCCCCTAAGAAGCGCTTGACGGATGGTTGAACGCTGAAAGCATCCAAGACCCAGATTAAAGCAAAAACTGACAAGGGCATCAAACTCATTTTGTTTAAGAGGTACATTAGGTAATAGTTTATTTACACCTAACTCAAAGCGACGTAAATCAGTTTTAAGAATTCCATCTATTTCTGTGCTTGTGAAAGTTTTGTTGTAAGCATCAGGGAGTTGTTTACCATCACCAATGAGGTGTCCAACACCAACAGTCCACAACCCTGCAGGGCAACGGTAAGGCTTATTACGCACACCTTCGTGATGTTTGATAAGAGCAATCCCAGCTTTTGATACATTCACTTATTTCTTTTCCCAAGTCCTAGCACCAAAGTAGAAACCAATAATAGAACCTACAATAGCCATTTCATCACTAGAGAATATTACATCCATAGTTTCTCTACTAAAACCAGCAGTATTTACAGCCCAAATAAAACCAGCTATATCAACGAATAACAATAAACCCACAAAAGTAAAAGCAACAATAGGTCTAACCGAAGCGTTAAGTGTTTTAATCCATGGAGCAGCTTCTGATACAATCTTAGCATCATGTTCATAAAGAGCTTGCCTTTCTTGTGCAAAAGTCTCAGCATAAGTACCTTCTAATTCAATAGCAGCTACCTTCTCTTGTGCTACAAAACCAGCTTGAGCCATAGCCATAGTCTGTTCATTTTGTAGTCTCGCCATCTCACGTTCATGAGACTGATCACCTTTTTGTTGAAAGAAACCAAGGATGCTTGGTAATCCAGCAGTAGCAAATCCTAATATAGAACTTAAAATACTAAACATTATTTACCTTTTCTTTGCATATCGTGTTCTTCTAGAATACGGATACGAACATTGAGTTCACCCATTTGTGTTTTTAATTCTTCTTTAAGTTTTGCTCTAGCCTCAGCAGATATAGGGCTATCAATTGGCACACCTTGTTCTGTAATAAGGTTAGGCATTTTAGACTTGATACTTATTAAGTCTGCTTGTATAGCAGTCATTGAAGTAAGTAACCATGCAATAGCAGATACTATTACAGGAAATAACATGCTAGTTATTTTAGATAAATCCATTATACTTCTTCTGGTTCAGGTGGGGATGGAGGTAAAGGGTAAATGTTTTGATCACTTGTATTATAGTACCATTGATCTGCCACTACATCATCATCACACTCTGTCCAAAATAATGGTAAAGCAACTTCAAAAGTTTGATTTTCTACTTCAGCTACTCTGCATGAATTATCAATAGGTGTAAAAATTGGTTGAGGAGGTGTATCTGTTGTCCATCCTGAAATATATTGAATTGGTGATTCATTAGGTGATATTAATGCATTTTTCATATTATTTTCCTTATCCTACAAATTCTACTAAAACTGCACCACCTATACCACCAACTCTGGAAGATGCGGTTGGCGATCCTGATCCTCTTGATCCTGCTCCATATATACTTGATGCTGAATATACTAGAGCTGGAATTGAAGAAGGAGCAGCTTGTCTATGACCCCAAAAAAATAATCCTCCAAAACTCCAACCCAGCATAGGATCATTAGTAGTTATTGTAGGTCCAACTGCTGTAGGCATAGTTTTTATTGCAGTTCCCGATGAAACTGTGCAAGTTCCAGGAACTGCAGTAGGAGAACCTCCCACACCGCCTGTTGAACTTATTGCTGATCCAAATGACGATGTTGAACCAGGGCTTCCTATTATGGAAGGGGCTACTGCTGCTGCCCCACCTGCCCCTACTGTAACATTTACAGGTCCAGTTACAGGAACTATAGCCATTCCAGCACCACCAAAGCCACCATCAGGACCACCACCACCACCACCACCGCCAATAACAGTTACTCTTACTGATGTAACAGAACCAGGGTTAGTCCATGTTGCAGGACCAGGTGTTGCAAATAATTCAGTTTTAAATTGACCACCTGCTGCAGCTGCAGAAGTCCAAGTAGTTCCATTAGATGTAAGAACATTTCCTGTTGTACCTGCGGCTACTGAAGTGACTGCACCTGTGCCTGCACCTATAAGAACATCACCTGAACCAAGTGTTGTAGCACCTGTGCCACCTTGGGCTACTGATAAAGGAGTTGTAAGTCCTGTTATAGTTGTACAAGCAGTTAATGATGTAATATCAGAGTTAGCACCAGATGCTGCTGCTGACATAGCAGAACGAGTACCTGATTGATTTGTAAATACTGGAGCTGCTGTAAATGTTTGAGCTAATGCAAAGGTATTAGTAGAGTCTAGTTGTGGAAAGTTAAGAAGGTCAATACGAGTTAAACGTAGTTCAACCTTGTCACCAGCACTCCATGACACTGCTGATGTACCATCTTGACCTCGAACAATAGTTGAAAATGTATCACCTGATCTAGCAGTCACTTTAATAATTTCAACTGTACCAGCAGTGTTAGCTAATGTACAAAAGAAGTACTCTGATCCTGTTAGTGTAGGGAATAAGCTTCCTGTACTTGTAGCTACCGTTAAACTAGTGTCTACGTTAGTAATACTAGAGGCTAGTGTGGTTGCTGCATTATTGGTAAATAAATTTAATCCTGCCATAATATTATCCTATTGTTGTATCGTTAATGGTTGTTGTATTAAGTTGTTTTGGTTCTACGTTATAAGCAATATATCTAAGGTCTATTGTACAAGTAGTACCACCTGTTATAGCATTTAAAAAACTAGTAAAGTCAAAAGGTATAAAGTTATTAGTTGACTCACTTCTTAACCATGGTGCTATTTGATGGTCTGCTTGACCCTTAACAAAGTCTTGTGGTTGACGGATTTCCCAGTCATCATCACAACACATAAGACCATCCCAACGTTTCTGTAACATGGTAGCTTTATATAGTCTACCACATACATCACATATGGCCTTCCAATTACCTCTGTCGTATCTTGCGGTGTATGACATGACTAGAGGTTAGTTGGACTTATTACTTGTAAGTCTGCTACAATAGTGTACACATTAGTTAATGAAGTAGTTGCTGTCATTTGAGTACGGTAAATTACACCATCTAAACCAGCTGATATTCTTTGAGTGACTTTAGAGCCACTAATAGAAGGACTACCTACTTTAATAGCACTAGGGTTTGAGTCTGTTCCTGATTGCACTGTAACAGTACAAGCAGCTGAACTAATTGTCTCGGTTGATCCTAACACGGGTGAGAAGTCATAGGTAAACTGTTCGTTCTCGGTGGTTAGTTTATAAGAGAATGAGGCACTCATACTTGGTTGTCCTTATTAATAAATATTGTTCTAAACTTAACAATAGTAACTTCCCTTGGTTTTTGGGTAGCTGTAAATATTGTATCAAATCTAACTTTAGCTATTTCTCTAACTTTATCAGCAGCATAGATTAACTTACCACGGTTAAAGTTTATAAATGAAATTACATTAGTTACTAAACTAATGATTACATTAGATAAGATATTAAAATACTTATTAATACTCTTACTTAATATAATACCACAATTTACCGCAATTGTCAATACTTTTGTTAAAGATTTTACTAGGGTTACTGTTGATGTACTAACTACATCTAAGGCTTTAAAGAAGAACTTAGCACTTGCTATAGTAACTGTAGAAGCCACTGTAACTGATAAAGTTCTTATTAAACTCTGAATATAAGTTAAAGAAACACTTACAGTTGAGGTTACTAAGTCTAAGATATGATCTATTGTTTTTGTAATACTAACTGTAGAAGAAGAATAGGCTAATAAAGTAACTAGTCTATTAACTGCTGTTAAGATAGTAGCAGCTACCACTTGTACTTCTAAAACAAGTTTACCCGTATACTTTAATAATGTTACTATTGATGTAACACTAGCTGTAATAAATATATTAAGTAATTTATCTATTGTTACTAAGGTAGTAGACAAAGCAGATAAAAGCTTTTGAGCTTGATTAACTAATGTAGCAGTGCCTGTTGAGGTAGCAGAAAGTGCTCCATAAGTTATAGCTTTTAATAGTGTAGTAGCAGACGTTGAAACGACTTCTACTATTTTACCTACTTGTCGTACTATTGTTGCTGCTGAAGTGCTTGCTGCACTTATAATTGCATTTGCAGACTTAACAAAACTTGCTGTAATAGATGAGGTTGCAGTTACGTTTTGATTGTACTGAACCCCAGCAACTTCGCCATTAATGACGACAACATTAAGTGCACTTTTGTTAAGTTCCATAGCATATTAACTAAACTGTGTTTTAAAAGTAAACTGAATACTATCGCCTGTTGAAAGGTTAATAGTAGAAAAGTCACCTTTAACAAACAAGTTACCTGATGACACAGCATCAAATAAACCAGCATTAGTAATAGCTAATGTGCCTCCAGCTGTTAATGTGCCTACAACTTGATAGGTATCATTTGTTGTAGTTGTTGTTACTTGTGTTGCAGTACCCGTAGCTCTAGAACCAGTCTCAGAAAACAGAGTTGTATCTGTTATTGCTGTAGTACCAGCACCCGTGCCAAAGGCAACGTATTTAGGCTGTGTAGCAGCACCACCAGCTAGGTAGTTTGTTACAATAGCCTTACCTGTATTGACTAAAAGTGTAGCCATTTTTTAATTCTCCATATAAGACGTTTAAGAGGGTTCTTGTGCCAGTATTGAATTGTTCCAAGATCCTGTGTTGAACCGTCTGCACGAATGATTACGGCAGACATTTCCATTTGTTTTACTTTAGCATCAGAAGTTATCATGATAAGTTTCTTAGTTTGTAAATAGTACTTAGGTATAAAGCAATTACTTCATCAATAATGTTTTGAACAGATTTTCTACTAGACGCTGATACTCTTAATTTCTCAATCATGTTAACTTGTTTAACTAAGAAGTTATCAATAGTGTCTGTAGGCATACTAGAGAACAAAGGGATGTCAGCCATAATACCTTCATCCCCCTGAAATGCTTCTGCAAGATTATCTGCTAGATCAATAACATCATCATAGAAGTGACCAAGAGCTTTGTGTTGAGCATAACTCTTAGTCTTTAAATGCTCGATATGCGCTATAGTACGTGCATGGAACAATAATCCTATGATTTCTTCCATATTAACTCCACTGCTTAATACATTCAATTAATAAACTGAATGATAAAGAGCCTGATGAATAACCGTCTGTATCGTATAAAACTTTACCAGTCACACCTGCACCAGCATTATTTTGTAAGAAACCAATGTGTTCTCCCATTACAAATCCCCTACCTACAAATCTCCAGATAGGTACATCTGCTGTGGCATCCCAATAAAGGTTAACAGCTAAGCCATCTTCTACGTCATAAGTTACTTTTTTAATTGCTACTTTAGTAGGTTGTTGTGAGTTTAAACCTGAAGCATTAACTGCAGCAACAAGTGCTGGATCAATTAATGTAGCTAAACTTACGTTACTTGTATCTAAAATACCAACTAATTTAACAACTAAGTTACGTTCACTATCAACTAACGTTTGAATCTGAACTGAATTAGCCATGTTATTCTCCTATTAGCGTGTAACTTCTTGAGCTGCTAATACGTAGTCAATAGTTAAAGTGTCAGTTGCTGTTGGAGTAATTTGGAACACTGGGCTTAATACAGCATCAGTTAATGTTGTACCAGTAGAACCAATAGTAGGTTCAGATACTCTAGAGAATACAGCATGCTCTGAGTATACTATTAAATCAGTACCATCGTAGTAAAAAGATACTTCAATAAATGTATCAGCAGCTGCAGTAACAACACCTGTTGCTATTGTAGTAGCTGTTGAGTTAACAGTTGATACTAAGTTTAATGAAGTTGAAGCAGCAGCTTTAGCAAACCAAAGACCTTCAGTAGCTGAAGCACCATTTCTTAAACCTACATAAAATGCTTTATTACCAGATACAGCTGAAGCTTTAAAGCGAACATTGTACCAAAGTTTCTTACCTGATTGGAATTGAACAAAAGTAGCTGGTTTGTACGCAGCAGTTGCTGTTGTTGTACCACCTGGTGTTAACACTGCTAAACCACCTACACCATTTGTTAATGCAAATGTTGAAGAGGTACCTGATACTGTATAGTCAGTACCAATTAATGTGTTAAAGTCATTAGTATATGAACTAGAACCAGTAGTATTAATACTAGAACCACTTGTGTGGAATGGATCAGGAAACGGATAGTTGCCTAATGGATATTGTTGATCAACGGTTGCAACACCGCTTGTAAATCTTGTTGGACTTGACATGTAAATCTCCTTTGACGTTGTATGTTATAACAACGCTTATCTCTAAGCGTCATCAGAGAACAATAAAATTACTTACCCTTTTTGACAGGTGGGCGTTTACCTTTTTTTTCTTGAATTGGGTATGACATATAAACTCCTAATAAGAAAGGGGAGGGACATTTTAAGCCCCTCCAACCGTTTCAATTAGATCCTATTAAGGACCATTAACACCGAAGATTGCTCTTGGGTCTGTCCAGCCAAATGAGTATCTTTCGTAACCCTTAGCCTTAGCATTCATTGTATCAAAATCATTGTCTTGATCAAATTGAATACCAACACGTGAGTAGTACTTGAGACCATTTTGGATGTTAGTTCTAACAAACCATGCATTTGGTGATGTTAAGTAGTGGTTCATTACGATACCTTCTGGTAAAGCATTTGTCGCTACTAAAACGTTCACTGCATTGTTTGCTGTTGATGGTGTATATGCTGACTTAAGAATACGATGAGCATTCCAGAAGTTTTGACGAGCAACGATTAAGCTTCTTGGCATAACATTGATCAAGAGACCACGGTCATTTTGGAAACCCATAATTGCTGTTAATGCATCTTCTAAAGAAGCTTCAGAAAGATCAGCGTCAACTGTTGGTTTGTTAGCAAATGTACCACCTGATGTGTTAGGATGTGCTGTAGAACATAAAGCAACACCGTCACCACCTAAGTATGTACCGTTAAATGCACGGTTGTAGATGTTTGCACCAATGTTTTCTTTCGTTTGACGGAAAGACATAGCTAATGCAGCAGCTCTACGACGTGATACTTGTTCATACAAGTTGTCATCTAACTCTTCTTTTGTTACGATATAACCAAGTGCGTAAGCAACGTGAGTGTATCGTGTTGTGAAACCTTGAATTTCTGAATCGTATGCAACGCCAGAACCTTCGGATTTAACTGGAGCTAAACCGAAACCTGTAAGTTGAACATCTTCTTCATAGTTCATTGAGGATGTGTCACTGTCAAACAATTGAGAATATTCTTCTTTATGTTCGTCATAGACTTGACCCCACCATGCTTTAATCCCAGGCCAAAGAGCCTTAGGGTGTGAAGCGGTTGTTATAATACCAGCCATGTTATATTCTCCTTATTAAGCCGTGCCAACTGGGTTGAGGAATTGATGCTTATTCCATTTTACCAAAGCTTGAGCATAGGCACCAGGAGCATTATTAACTGCTTGAACTAGACCAATGATTTGTAATGGTAAAGCTAATGAGCCAGAAGACGCAATAGCTAAGAATGAAGAAGCGTTCAATACTGTGTTTGATAGCGGAGCTGATTGAGCAAGAGTTGTTTGGTTAGCTGTAATAGTTAAACCAGCATTCTTGAATACGTCAGCAGCAGCTACACCTGTTGCATCACCAGTTACTTGGAAAATAACATTCGGATCATCAACTACGAAAACGTAACGAAGTCCTGAGCTAAGTGGTAAGTAAATTGTGTTTAATGCTAAAGTAGTACCTACTAAAGATACACCTGCGTCTGCTACACGGATACCTACAATAACACCAACTGGTGTATCAGAAGAAGCCGCTTTTGTTACATAAGGTACACCGTTTGCATCACTAGAACCTGCAACTTTAACAATATCGCCAATAGCGTATGTGTTAGAAGCATCGTTAGCAATAGCGTAAAGGCGACCCTGTTCGTTGTACGGAGCACCAGTAATTGTTCCTACTGGGCTAAGTCCACGAGGGATATTTGCGTTAGCCATTTTATTTCCTTTTAGAAATTAAGTTTATGTTTTGTAGTTAATACCACCCTTAGGAGTATAGAAGCCTTCAGAGGACGTACCTTCTTTGACATTTACACCACCACGGATTGCATCATCTACGCGATCATTTCGTATATGTAATTCTTTTTGATCTTCTTCCCACCACTCTTGTTTAATCTTTAACAAGTAGGCGTAAAGTCCATCACCTTTCTCACTAGTACCAACGAGGTATCTTACCTTTTCTCCTAAATCTGTATTACCAGATGTAACACTATCTTTTACACCGCCCACTTCGTCAGGAGCTACAAACTCCCAACCTCCATCAATTGCGGTTTGGATACGTCCTGGCTCATCATTAAAGATGTGCAGTTTATATCCAGGGATTTGATGATTAACAGTTAACTTAGCTTGGGTACCATTAAATACGTTTCTAACACGCTCACGTGTAGGACGTTCATTAGCAGTTCTAGTAAGTGCCTGTTCTTTTTTCTCTTCAATTGTTAATGCTTTAGCCATAGTTTTCTCCTTAATTCCAGTCGTAACTGTCAATATATTCTTGTTTAGATTTAATCCATCCATTTTTAATGAATCGATCACATGCTGTTTTAGCTTCTGGTGGTAAGTTGTCATAAGACTTTTTACCGCTACTTCCACTAGATCTTACACTACCTGAACTGTCTACGGAATTAACCTTAGGTTTTTTACCCATAAACTTTTCAGGAAAGTAGTCAGCAAGCTTTTCATCTATCTTATCAAGAAACTCACGACCTGATAGGTGAGGGAACTGCTTTCTTACTGTAGCACCTAATGCATTAGACATTTCTGTTAACTCAGTGTCTTGACCAAACCATTTATTGCGATCTAGCCATGCTGAGATTTCAGGGTCTACTGCTACGGGTGTAGGTTCTGCTTGTGGCGGTGGAGCTTTGCTCTCCGCTTTGGCTTCCCGCTGTGCTTCTTTTAGTTCGTCAATACGATCATCTAGGTCTACTACTAGATCTCCGTTACCCTCAGCTATCGCTGTTCTCTTTTGAGACTTTAAGGCTACTATTTCAGATTCAAGTTCAATCTTCTTTTTATCGAAAGATTCTTTTTGAAACTTCTTGAATTCTTCTACATCCTTTTTAATAGTATCAATCTCTCTAGCTTTTTCATCTAGTCTCTTCATAAGAAGTTCATTGTTCTTACGAAGTATAGGATTAATTTCCTTACCACGTTTTACGAATGTATCTGCGTCTACCCAATCATCTTCTGAACCCCTAAACTCTTCTTTAGGTACCCAACCAAATACACGAGCTTCTTTTTCTAAGACTTCGTTTCCTTGTTGTTGGTCTGGTTCTTGAACAGGTTCTACTACTTTGTTTTCTTCTGACATATTTTCTCCTAGTCTACTAACGCTACAACATCTAAATCATTAATGATACGGTACTCTTTTTCATCGGCACCCTGATAGATTAAACCAGAGTACTTACCAAAGATTACATGATCGCCTTCGTTTGCCCAGGGGCTTGGTTGGTCTAACCATGCAGTATTGCCTAATTCGACAATAGTACCTTTTAGTTGTGCTAGTCTTTCTCTATCTCTGTTTTCGCCTACTGACAAAATAATACCGCTTTTGGATACTTCTTCCACTGGATCAGGGAGTATTAAAACTCTATGACCCTTAGGGTGAATTCCACTAGTATTTTGCATCTTCTCTTGCTCCTTCTACTAAGTCTTCATAAGTTAAATCTAAGATACTTATGATTGCATTACATCTACCTTTTACTTCTTCAACGTTGGCTGTGTTACCACGAACCACCATTTCTTTCATGTATTCCCTGTCATTGCGGAGTGCCTTCAGCAACGTTTTGGTCGCTGGGTGCTCCTTCCATTCCAGGAATTCCTCCTTGGTTACTACCATTTACATTTTCTCCTTGAACTATTTTAGAACTAATACCTGACTTTAATGAGTCATTACTTTCTGAATTGCCTGACTCAGGCATCATACTTTTTAAGAACTTAATTGAGTCAAACAAACTTTGTTGCTTATGTTTAGCTGCACCAATCTCTGATTGGATTAAAGCAATCATATTATTTCTAGGAACATCATCTGCTTCTTCTAAAGCAAGTAGTGCTTCTGCTTGTAGTTTTAAGATTCTAGCTTCATTGACTCTTGATTCTTCTTGTAACTTAGCTAAAGCAATCTGAGTTTTCTTATTAGTACCATCCATATCAACTTGAGCTCTAATAGTTGCAAGCTGTACTTTTGGATCTGGTTGAGGCTCAATAGCATTAGGACCTTGTGGGTTTGGTAATACTTCCTCAATGTTAGAAACTTTAAGAGCTTCTAAGTAACGTTTAGTTACTGCATACATATTAAACCCAGGTATAGTTGCAGCTGTCTGCATCAATGTCTGAGCTTGCATAATACGTTGTGAATCTGTTACTACATTAGGATCAGCTAGTGGTCTTAGTGTAGAGTCATCAATCAAGTAGTCTACAGATCTAATGAAACCCTGTGGGTACTCAATGTCACCAACAAGATATAGTTGGTTAAGTCTATAAACTTTTCTAAGCTCTTCTTTAAGTGATCTATGGATACGTTTAAAGATACCAGAGAATACTTTCATACCTTGTTCTGCCATCGTTTGTGATGTTTGAGCTGGTGTGTTTTGACCAACATTCTCGCCTACCATAATATCAGTAGCACCAACAATACGTTCACCATAGTTAACTAGTGTCTGTAATAATTGAAACAGTGTAGCAGAAGGTTCTCTTACTGGGAGAGGTACGATACCTTTAGCAAGGTCTTCTCCAGTAGAATCCACATGCTTCCATTCAAGAGGAGCGAAATTATAATTACCTCCACGAACTTTAATTCCTCTGGAGAGGAAACCCCCTGCAGTCGTAGCCATAGTACCAGCATCAATGAGCTGATTAATAATAGTATCGATAGATTCATTTAGAGGTCCTAACAATATACCAAAACCAATATCATAGAAACCACCGTCTGGTGATGGAATGAATGGGTACTTAGTAAAGTAAGTTTCTGCTGTAATATTAACAATTTCATCTTTATTATTTCTTGATATAGATGAATCTAAATAGTTAGCTACAATACGAACTACTTGACCTGTAGGTCTATGTACTGTAACAATGTATGGCTCTTTATAACCGTCACCATCTAAGTCTTCCCAACGATGTTGTTCTAGGAACTCATATGGAGTACCAGAATCAGTAGCATCAATACTATTACCTTGTTGGTTATCTTGTGCTGTTGTTAAGTTATCTTGAGGTTGAATTATTGGTTTACCTAAGTTAACATCTAACCAGAATCCTCTACGTTGTCTACTAATAACATCATTAGTTGATAGATAAAGTATATGAGTCTGACGAGTACAGTCTTTTAAACTCTTAGTCCAATAAGATACAACAAAGTCTTTTGCTAAAACATTCTCTGATACTGGATGGTTTAAATTAACGTCCCAGTATGTTTTCTTAAAAGCACAACCAACAATAGGTACTGTAATAAGTACTTTGTCCATCTCAGATTCCCAGTTCTCATCTTGAGTAAGGATCTGATAAGACATGTGAGCTTCAATACGTTTAGCCTTTTCATAAGGACTATTAACAATATCTGTATCACCTTCTTGAGAATCATAGTATGTTGGTACATCTAGTTTAACAAGTTGGTTAGATGGTATTAAAGCTGGGTACGCTCTACTATGGAACTGTAATGCAGCTATAGTAATAAGAGGAAACTTAACATTAGAAGCACCAGACCAAGGGAATGATTTAGCTTCTGCTACTTGTAGTGCAAGCTTCATAGCTTCTTCTACACGATGTTCCCATGTACTTCTTGACTCTTTATCAAGGTTAAACTCTTTTAGTACAGTTGAACCAATTGTACGAAGTGCTCGTTCATCTAACATCTCAGCAATGTTAGGTGACGTTAAGAGCTTTTCCATTTTAATTTTTACATCTAGTTCCATATTTTAGTATCCCGTAACCTTTGATCGTCCGTTATTCATATCAGATTTTAATGATTGTAAGTATTCATACTCTTCTTCTTCTTCAGGAGTATCAGCATTTTGAACTTGATCTACTACAAGTCCTAGCCAACTTAAAGCATCAACCTGGTCATCATGCCTTGCTTTTGGAAATCTAACCATCTCTTCTTCTAGGTTAGGGTACCATTCAGCACTCTTATCAAACTTCACACCACCTGCTCTAAACCGTGCTTGAAAGCTTCTTGCTCTTGCTTGCTTGTCACTAGTAGGAGTCATAGGATGTAAGTTCATATATGACTGTCTAGCTATTTGTTCACGTCTTAGAATAGCACCAATAGCTTTTTCAATTGCACCCTTCTCTGTTACAAAGTAGTAGGGTTCGTATTTCTTTTGTACTGCAAACATCTCTTCTACAATATCAAGAGCATCCCATCGTCCACGACGGATGTCTGTAATATGCATTATACCCTCAGAGTCAATTCCGCCAATAGCAATAACAGTGTAGTCGCTACGATCTCTTGTAGAGATGGCGAAGTCAACAGCAGCATAGTACGTAAGTTTCTTTTCTTTGTGTTTAATTGCATCTAGTGTAAACTTTGGTATCTCAATAAAGTCAGTACGTTTAAAATAAGCAGTAGACTCATCAATAGGGTAGTTTAAGAACTCTTGTGCATACACTTCAGGGATACCCTGTTTAGTGTAGTCATCTTTCTTATCCTTAAAAAACTCTGGTGTATACCTATCAGCCCATAGTATATGCTGATAATCTTCAGAGTGAGCTCTGTATCGTACAGCTCTCCACTCAACTTTCTTACGAGTACTATAAGTCTTTAACGGCTCAACTTTAATATGATCGCCATCATAATCGGGAGGCATAATACGATTGAGTAGGGAATCGAGATGTAACACAGTTCCCACAACACGTACAATACCATGCTGAGACCGACAAGGAAGAAGTGCAGCATAAAACCACCTTCTGAATTTCTCTCGCCTGTCTTTGCTTTGTACTTGTTCATCGCCTTCTAAGTCGTCACAGATAATTAAGTCTGGTCGACGTTGATCCCATTTTAATCCCCGAACTCTTTGTTCGGCACCGCGTACTAATATTCTAAACTGTTCACCATCAGAGAACTCCACTATGATGTCAGTCTGTGATTCTTTTACAAACTCTTTAATACCAAAAAGATTGATAAGGTCATCATTGTTTTTCAACTCATTGGTAATATCACCTAAGAAGTTGATAGCCTGGTTCTCAGTGTCTGAAACTATAAGTGCAAACTTACGTTCTCTAAACATTAAGGCAGCTAGTAGGTAAGCATGAGACACTGCTGTCGACTTACCATGAGCACGAGGTGCTGCTATAGCTACTAAAGGGTCTTTACTTGCGCAAAGATCCCACCATTCCATATGACATTGCGGGGTTGGTGTCGCTCCATCATACCTTTTAGCTAACATTGACCCAGCAAAGCCGTGTATCAGCTCAGCTGTTAATTCCATTTATCTCTTTTTCTGTTTTTCGCCAGGTTTATGGCCATTATCACTACGATTAGCTGACACTGAACGTGTCCGTGTGTTACTTAGAGCTCTAGATCCACCAGAACGTAAAGGTTTCTTGTGATCTACATCAGTAGGTCCTGCACCTTTAGCTCTAGAAGCTTTATTTCGAGCAGCTCTATCTTTTTTAGCTTTGGTAGAGTCACCAAATAGGTCATACTCTTGTTTATAGTTACGTTTATAGTTAGGACTACTTGGCATTACCACATTTCCATCTAGCAAGCGCAGCTGCTTTACGTGTTGGACGTCCTTTAGAGTCTTTCATAGGGCCAGGCATGCCAGACATGCGGGCACAAAAGGACTTTTTACGTGGTCCACCACCTGGTTGAGGTGCTTTTAAGTTAGAACCTGTAGCAGCATTGTACTTAGCACGGCCTTTAGCCGTAAGTCCAGCACCTTTTGAGACAGGAAGCTTCTCACCACGACCAATAGATAGGCTTACACCCTTCTTTTTAGTAGCCATTATTTCTTCATACCCTTAAGTGTTTGAGCTAAACGAGCACGTTGACCCATCTTACCAGGTTTTTTAGCAGCAGCTGCCAATTTACCTGCAGGGATCTTTTCACCCTTCTTAACTCCTAGAGACTTTTTAAGAGCTCCAGGCTTTTTGATTGCAGAAGCAATCCAGTTTTTAGATTTAGTAGCCATGTTTGTTATTTCTTCTTTGCAGTTTTAGCACTTTGTTTAAAATCTTTTGCAGTAGGAGCACCTTTAGCCCCTACCTTACGCATCTTCTCTCCAGAGCCAGCTTTGATCCTTGCTTTTTTAGCATGAATGTTAGCATAGAGTCCTGGTTTAGTAGCCATGATTAGCACTTACCCTTTTTCATTGGCATCTTTTTCATTGGTTTCTTCATTGGTTTTTTCATTGGTGTTGCCATTTGGTTCTCCTTGAATTAAAGTACTGTTATCGTAGTTAATACTACCTATATGATCTTTCCAGTCATTACCCACAAAATCAGGTTCTATACCGTTAAGCCATTTCTGTATGGAAAGAAAACTACCACCTTGTGGTCCAAAGTACCCTCCATGCCATGAGTTTGTTTTAACTCTAACAGGTTCCCCTGAAGTGTGTAAAACACCATCACAGTAAAAATCTATATCACCAGTTAGATTCACTTCATATGAATCAACATTAGGATGTATATGTTGTACAATAGTAACGTTAGGTTTAACAATAAACAACTCTACTTGGAATTGTCCTTTCCTATAGAGTACTACACCAGAGAGGTCTCCTTCTTGTACAATAGCATTTCTAGCAGGAGGGCAAGTAGGTTTATGTTCTAACCACCACTCTAGAAACTCTGTAAGATCATCCTTCATTAGGAATCTTAACCTCAGGTATGACTTCTATTTCTTTAGCGTTAGCAAACTTCTCGAACTGTTTAGCTAAGAGTCTTAGTCTATCGTCTACAGCTACTTGCGTTGTTATGTTAGTTGGTTCACCCCGTATAAGCTGTCGTCTGTGGACAAGGGTGTTGAATAGGTTGGATAAGACTTTAGTGTCTATAGGTTTGCGGACTAGTTTAGATTTCCTTACATCCCAAAGATAATCTCCGTTATCGAGTCGATCGACAATATGAGTAAGAGAGTTATCAAGCACACCGTTAATTCTAGAAGCCAACTTTTCATTTTGTTCTGTAAAAACCTTCTTCTGTATTTCACTCCACCATGGTTCTTCTTTCCATTGACGGATATGTTTAACTGGTACATTAGTTAACTTACTTACTTCGTCAGCATCACCATATACGCAGTATAGGGTGCATGCATCTACTTTAGTCTGTTGAGGAAACCAATCAGGAGCGTGGTGTGAGGCTTTAAGTGGTCTACCCCTTCTAGGTGTTAAAGAGATTTCTTTCCCTTCATAGTAATATCCACTTGACACTTCTTCACTTTTCTGATCTTCACTCATAATAATAGTATATCACAAGTTTTAGTATTTGTCAAGAAGTATATAAGGGCATGTTAATATATTTTTATATTGACAAGAATATAATATTGTGTTAAAATCTATAATTATTAATTAGTAATTATATTATTATAATAGTAATATATAATATAATAATACTATAGTATTATAATACTACTAATTAGTAATTAGTAATTACTAGAGGGGGTATCAAACGTAATTGTACGTTACACGTAGTACCGAAGGACGAAGTCCGAGGTCGTCTTTCCCGAGGACATAGTTAAGTGTTCCCCCGGTAGGGTGTTCAAGATCGCATTACCCAGTAATGCTACTAGACCCTATTGTAAATATTATTATAAATCTAGAAGAGTGCCCCTCTACTATAATTAAAGAATGCTTATTTCCCTCCCCCCCTAGGCTTAGGGATAACCATGCTGCATATCACCAACTATAACTATCAATAACTTACACGATAGTAATCATTGCATTATACATCCCTCTATAACGCACGCTATACTATCTAGAACGCACGATGTATTACATCTAATACCAATGCTAACCCTCAGTATATTACCAGTGTAATTGTAATACTGTAATCAAGACTACACTATCGTTAGTCTCAATTACGATTACAATAACTTCCTTGTTGAGTCAATCAATCCTCGGACATATAACTCTAACTAAGTAATCATATAATCCTTATCCCTTTCTTTGTGTCGGACTAAAAGCAACCACTGTCCGCCACGGTTTGTTGTATAACTTCTCAGGATTATATAATTCCTAAGTTAGATTAATATCTCAGCGAGGAGTGCCTCCGCACACGTGCTCCGTTGATTTGACTATATATATAAAAGACCTTGCGCGGTC